CTCAATTCTCCAGCAACATCAAAATTAGTATCAGCGTTAAAACCAGCAAAAAATCCTTTAGGTGCATTGTCATCAACAATCTTTGAAAAGATTGCTTTTTCTATAGCAACTGCAATAGAGTTAACAATATCATTTCTAAGCATTTGCTCTACCCCTACAGAATCTTGTGCAAGAAGCATCTTTGATACATCAAAGTAACCAGTTAACCTTTTAGGTTTGAGGTCTACAGAACCCATAGTACCAGTTCCATCAGTTGCAGCATCTAGTTCAGACTTCCAAGCCACATTTGAGCCAGTATAGGTAGGTATTACTACATTACCCACAAGCCCATTAAGAATGGTTGCACCAGCCTTAGTAACAGTAAGTGCATTGTACAGTGGAGTTTGAATGTCTAATACACTGGTTTCTACGGCTGGGTTGCTTGCTGAAACTAAAGTTGAACGGTACTCAAAAGGTAGGGTAATTTGACCTTTATAGGTAACTCCAGCCTTTCTTAACTCTTCTGCACCCTTTTGCATTACTTCCAGTGATAAATCATCTTGCTGGCGACCTTCAACAACATTTCTAATCGTATTGATTAATGAAAAATTTTTTGTTTCCATAGTTTTCTTTGTTTTAATTTGGTTATTACTTTTATTTTCTAACTCAGTTATTTCTGCTTTTATTTCTTCCAACCTTTTGGTTTCTTCCTCAGTGAGCTTTCTAAGCTCTTTTTCTGCATTGGAAATAATAGTATTACTCTCATTTACCAATGCTTTTCTTTTCTCTATATCCTCAATTGTCATAACTATAAGTTTTTTTAAGTTCAACAAAATAATTTCTTAATTCCTCTGCCTTCTTTTCCTTTTCCTTTTGTTGCTCTAATTCCTTTGTTTTAATCTTTTCTAATGACCTCAGAGCAACTTCTGTTTCTAAATATGCTGGTTCAAACACTGGTGATACATCATAAAGTTTTTCAAACCGCTTTATAGTTCTAATGTATGAACCATCTTCAAGTTTAACCCACTGGTCATCAGCCACTGTGAAAGCAAATGAACTACCAAAAATTTCGCCTCTTTCCAAATACTCAGACAGTTGCTGGTGATGGTAGGATTTCCCAAGTTTAAATCTGTATTTTAGCCCCTTATCATCAATGGTTAGTTGAAGTGAACCTACACCATACCTACGTCTGGCTAATACACCATTATTCTCATTATGGTTGATGTAGCAAAATACATCTGAACCATTGATTATTTCCTCACTTAATGCAGTAGGCTCAATTATTTCAACAAAACCACCTAAATCTTGTGAAGGTGAGTTAAATACCATTGCATACCCCTCAACATAGGTATCACCCTTATCATCTGGTAATAACCTAATTTCACTGGCATTATACCTTTTTTCTCTATTTTCCATAACTAATTCTTTTTAATCATATCATACACATCGTTAATAATGGATTGTAGCCCAATAAATGCTAATAACAGTAGGTATATCGCCTTACCATACCACACAGTACCAAACTCTGGATAGTCAACTACTACATATGCCAGAATTGCAATAGGTATAAGTTTGACAATCAATGAAATAATGTTGTTATCACCTAATAAATGAATTAATCCTTTCATAATCATTCTGTTTTAGTGTTTTTAATGTCATTCATTAAGTTATCCAGCGGTTGCAAATTTTGTTGTACAAATGCTCTATTGCCACCAGTAACTGGGTAATCTGCATCTAATTTCTCCCTTATTTCGTTTGGTGTTAAAGCACCTATATTTAGGAGTTTAACATATACATCTGCTTGTGTCTGTGCATCAAGCCTTAGTAGGTTAGTGGTATCAAATTTTATTTCATAGTTACCCCATTCAGAAGGTAATATAAGTTTTCTAAATAGTTCAACTTCAATCATCTCAACCAGTGGCTGAATGGTTGAAGTCAAAAAGTCTAATTGCTCTGCTTCAACAGTATTATACTTATTATTCTTTGTAAAAAATAACTTACTTAAAGGCACTCCAAAGAATTGTGCAATATCTAATAGTGTAAATTCCTTAGTTTCAATCAATTGTGCATCTCTGGGTGAAATTGATATTTGTTGAAAGTCTAAATCACTTCCTAATACAACAATACCACCAGTCTTTGCACCCACACTGGGCTGAGTTTGCTCTAAAAATGCTTGCTTAGCCTCTTGTGCTTGAGTTTTATTTAAGAATACTCCATCTTTGGGTTTTAATATACCATTAACATTTGCACCATTTTCAAAGAAGTTAAGTTGATGCTGGTTTGTGTAATGCGCAGTTTGCAGTATACTTCTTGCATAATCTAATGTTGATTTTCCAATAATACCATCTTCAGAATAGTTAATTAAATGAATTAAGTTATCGTTACTAACCTTCTGATTGTCAATATAATATTCAACTGTTAAATTATCTTTGTTTACTGATATTTTTACCCTATCTGGATGTATTACGTATAAATTTTTTATCTCATTTTTAATATTCCTATCAATCCATATGTAAGCATTACCTTTTAATTTTAAATGGGTAATAATTAGCCTCTTTAACTGATAGGCATTCATTAACTTATTGGGTTGCACATTAAGTAGGTAGTAAAGATTATCATACTGCTTTTTCTTCCAGTTTCCATCATATTTATAAATATTAATTGGCATAACTGCCACACTATCAGCAATTACATTGATTGCTCTATAAACCGCAGCTATTTTAGTTGCTTTGCTTTCTGTATAGGTATCAGTATATTGTCCAAAATCTAAACTACCCACAGTAGCCAAGTAGGGTGCAGATGGTGCTTCCCTTTTAGTGATATTAAACCCAAATATTTTCATTTCTATCATTTATTATATTAACACTAAATTTTTGAATTTAAACTATATATGTATTTGTTTCTTTTTTTCCAACGTAACCCCCTAATGCCATTAACATACTCATTACACCATCAATTTTTAGTTCCTCATTCCTTTTTATAGGCTTAACATTACCATTAAGGTCTGATTTAATTGTTACATTGGTAAAATTCCAGTGTGTAATAGGGTTAGCATCAATTCTGGTTTTATTTATAAGTATTAACCTTTCCATTTCCTTAGTAGGAATGTTATAGTTAAATACATTCTGAGAAAATGGTATCATTCTAATACCAGCCATTTGAGCATTTATAGCAAATTGTGTTGCGTTGTACTTATCATAGTTAACTTGGGTAATGTTTAGTATTTTGCTTATCTCAACTAAATCATTTAATACAACGTCATAATCAGTAACATTGCCACTGGTTAACTTTATATAACCCTTTTCAGCCCATTCTCTATATCTTTTCTTATTGGTTGCTGAGTTCAATGAATCTTCTGGCAAATAGTATTTAGTGAAGAATACATACTCACCATTCTGAACCTTAATACAAATAGAAAAGCAAGTTAGGTCAGTGTTTGTTCCTAAGTCTAACCCTACCATACAATCAGCACCCCTATAATCTTCTATATTAACTGGTGCAAATACCTTCTCTAAATAGGCTTCATTTATCCAACTTTTTTCAGATGATTTCTTTTGCCATAAATTGAAATTTTTAACTAACACACCAGCAGTCTCAGATGGTGAGTTTTGTGCCTTATTCACTTCATCCCTAATAAAGTCAATAGAGAGTGATACACCTAAGTTTGGATTAGCCTTTACCCAGTTATTTTCATCAGCTATATCATCACCTTCATCTAGGGTATAAATAATTCCAAACTGACTTTCATCAATGGTAACACCATTAAGAATATCTGTAATATGATTCCTTAGGTTGTAACAGAATGAATCAACATCAAATCCAGCCGTTGTTATGACAATTAAAAGTGGTTCTTCCCTAGAACCCATTGCTGACTTTATTACATCATAAACACCACTATCTTTGGCAGAATGTAATTCATCTATTATGCCTACTGAAATGTTTAAACCATCCAGCCGTTTGGCATCAGATGAAGTTACTATAACTTCATTTTGTCTGCCATTCATTTTTAAGGAATTAAAGTAGGGTATAATATACTTTTCTCTTCTATCTAACTGATGAGCAAATGACTTTATTTTTTTGAAGTCCACATTTTTTGCTTGCTCCCTACTATTGGCAGATACTGTAATGGTGGCTAATTCATCAAATATAAAATGGTATAATGCTAGTGCTGTGATTAGTTCTGATTTCCCATTCTTTCTGGGTATTTCAATATAAACATATTTATATTTTCTTCTATTGTTTAATTTACTTTTTAATCCATATATGTTGGCAATAATAAACAACTGCCAATCTTCTAAGAGAAAAGGTTTTTTAGGTGTTGTATTCAGTTTTAATTTCCTAATAAAGGAAATAACATCATCAACTGCATTCTCATCAAAGTAGTAATCACCTTTATTAAGGTCAGAATGAAATCTTTCACAAGCTTTTTTAACCCATTGGCAGCTTGGAATTTTATTGCTTAAAACATCATTTACATAGCTATTTATTTTATCTAAATAACCCATAGTTATCTCACTTCTTTCTTACCCTTTAATCCATTAATAAAGTTATCAATATCTTCACTTTCATCACTTAATTTTTTATTGAACTTTTTAAGTTCCATTAAGTTCTTAGCAATTTGGATTCTCAACTGTAGCACTATATACATATTAACCTTTTTACCACTGTTTATTTGCTCTATTAACTCATTGTGCATTTCTGCATTTAAAATAGTTATCTCACTTACACTGGCATCTGCCTTTAGTGCTTTGAGAGTTTTTTTGAGTTTGCTAGTGTTTATTGTATTCATAACTTATTGATTTTGATATATTTGTATCAATGTTGTAACTGTTTGGTACTGTGTTACTTAAATTAACCTTAAAATACCATTTTTGTTAAGGTCGACCGGTGGGGGTGGATATAATGC